CACTAGATTTATTGAAACTATGAACTACGCTGTCACTAAAATCATTTGTAACAGAAAAAGATTCATTCCAATGATCTACATTATCAAGAATGAATCTCTGCAGTTCTTTGTGCTTAGGATACTTGACCTTTAAAACAGGAGTAGGAAACAACTCATAAACAAGACTGTCCATTAGAACTTCAACTTAGAGAACTTTTCTTTTGTAGTTTCTTCGTAATTATACTCCTCATCCTGACCACTGTCAAGGATATCATCCTGTGCCATCTGCTCACAATCGTAGAGACGCATCTTGGCACGATCAATACCAACAACAAATCTCTTGTTTGTGTTGTTATCGTTGTACCTGTTCTTCAATTGCTTCACAAGTATCTGTCCCAACCCCTCCAACTCTTCAGTAGAAATAAGGGCAAACATAAGATCAGCAGTAGCAGGGAGACCAAAGGACTCAGAAGTGTCAGTAAGCTCAACATCAGAGCTACCATAACCAGAACGAGTGGTCTGCGTGGCAGAAACGATAGGGACGTTTGCTTCAACAGCCAGTCCTCTAAGCTCTTCAGCAATAGCTTTGATATAGCTATATGAATTGACAGTGCTGTTTCCGCGATACCTGCTGGAAGCACATATATTAAGGTAATCAATGAAAATAATATCAGGTCTAAATGACTTCTTAAGTGACAATTCATTAAGAAGTGATTTAAAGTGTCCAGCATGAGCAGAAGCAGTAGGATACTCCTTGATAATCAAGGTGCCTTGAGTTTTCTTGGCAAGATTATTTACCTTGGTTTCAAACATACTCTTTGGCAGTTCAACAATATCCTGAATAGGAACATTCAGGAGGTTCGCGTCAATTCGTTCAGCAATGCGTTCTTCTGCCATTTCCATTGTAATGTACAGAACGTTCCTCCCTTGGAGCAAGACGGAGCTAGCCACATGGCACATGAATAGAGACTTCCCGACACCTGTACCAGCAAGCGCGATGTTAAGAGTTTTGTTAGGGAGCCCACCTTTCGTGATTTTGTTAAAGTAGTCGATATCAAATTCAATTTTTTCCTCCTTTCTATGATAGGTTTCGTATCGTGATTCATAATCTTGTAAGTAATCATGACCGATGTGATTATCAAAACTTACTGATAGTGCATCAGATAGAATTGATGGAATAGCATCACGGTTCTTTTTCTCATCACCACCATCGGCAATGTTAATAGACTCCATAAGTGCCAAATAAATGGCACGATCACGACACCACTTTTCGGTTGTATCAGTTAACCATCCCTGTTCTACAGGAATATCTTCCAAACACTGAATAATGCGAACAAGTTCTTTGAAAGAAGACTCATTCACATCACTACGCTTCTCAACTTCAATCAGAAGAACTTCTTTAGTTGCAAGTTGATTGTATTCTTGGACAAACTTGAAGATTTCTTCAAAAATAATTTTTTGATGTGGATCTTCGAAGTATTCATTTTTAATAAAAGGAATTACCTTTCTTGCATAATCATCATTAAATAAAAGGTTTCTAAGAATTAGAAACTCAACCTTCTCCATAACTAAATTCCTTTCGTGCAATTTGGTCTAATTTTTCCATCACTTCTGGAGTGAAATATGTTTCTGGATCTTTTAAGATTGCCTTAGCATAAACCTTTTTGGTTTCGCCGTCAACACTCATTTCATATCGACCAGCAACGTTTTTCCAAAGTCCGCCAATTTCACCAAGTTCAAGAAGACCATAATATCGATCAAGACCACGCTCATCGTAATACAAACGCACTGTAACATCCTTGTTCTCCTTACTTAAACGCGACTTAGCAGTCTTTGCCTTGATAAGATTTCCAACAATTTCTGTTCCGTCCTTTTCTTTTTTCTTGCTGAGATGGATGATAGTAGAAGCAGCATACTTAAGACCGCTACCGCCTCCCATTTCCTTTGTAGGAACATAAGCGCCAATGACATCGTAGGTGTGGTTAGTGACAATCATAGGAATTTTTGCTTGACCAAGTTTGAGTGTGAGCATACGGAAAGCACCTTTAATAAGTTGGGATTTGGTCATGTCCCGAACTTGCTTATCATTGAGTGCGTCCGTAATTTCTTTCTCAGTGGAAAGCATTCCCAAAGAGTCTAGCACAAACATACAAGGTTTGCGATCATCTTCTGGTGCTTTTAGATACATATCTACGGCACGGAGTGCTTTACTACGAAACTCCTCTACAGTGACGACATTCACAACCACTAGGCGAGTGGTATCAATGCCACGGGACTCAATAAGAGACTTAGTAATTGCGGCTTCAGTATCAAAGTAAAGGCAATAACTATCAGGGTTAGAATCGAGAAAGTTTTTAACAACAGCCAAAGAAAAGAAGGTTTTTCCAGTACTAGACTCACCAGCAATGGCAGTAATCTTATTCCCAGATACACCGCCAAATATAGACCCTGAACAAAGTCCGTTAAAAATGTACGAACCTGTGTCCACATAAGTTTCAGACTCGTCAATATCTGCTGCGAGTTTTGTGAAGTCATCGCCAATTTCTTTTACAATATCTTTTAGAAAGTCCATTAAGAGAAAAATGAATCAAGGTTTACAGTTTTTTCGACACTCCATCCAATAGAGTCAAGAATAGTTTTCAAAGGTTCTAAGAATGCTTTTTCAAATTGTAGTTGATAATCTACATATTTGTCAATTCCAAGTTCCTTCGGAAAGTCTTGAATGAAAGAAATAATATTCTCATGAATCACATTTGGTTTTTTGAGATAGCAGAACTTAATCTTCTCACCGTTTTGAATCAATGAATACTTATTGTCAAGTTTGTTTTGTTTAATATAATAGTTATAAAGGAGTGCTCCCCTCACATGAATTGGAGTTCCTTTTGTATAGATGTTACTGGTGCATCGATACTTACTTACGTCAGAAACACTACGAGGGAAAGAAATCTCTTCTGGAGGAAGTGATTTAAATTCTTTCCTACACTTTTCAATATAGTCAATCACCTCATCTTCTGTTCCACTCATCATCAACTTGAGTGCATCCTTAATCATCTTTCTACAAGGTGCGGGTGTTGATGACTTAACTGCTTCGATACCCATAATCTTAAGTTTAGGTTCAGAATAGCGAACACCCTCACTATCCCATACATTAAGAATGTAGCGTTTCTTTGCAGTCCAGATACCACGATCAGCGATGTTCTCACGCTTCATCTTCATCTTCTGTTCATATGCCGAAACGTAATTCGCAAGTTCCTGATAACTGGATTCGATGAATGGTTCCAGCTTCTCTTGGCAGATCTTATCAAGAATTGAAATAATTGCTGCTTTGTCGCCAGACTTATTAGCAAAAAATTTACTAACAAGAGGTCCAAAATTAAGATAAATTGAGTCAGTGTCAGATGCAATAACATAATCGACTTTCTCTGTTTTTAAAAGGGTATTTAGATAACCATTCACTTTACCTTCAATCCACCGAATAGAAACTTGACCAGAAAGTGTAATTGCTTCTGCATTTTCAAGTTTGTAATATCGAAAGTATTGATTACCAATAGCACCATAAGCAGAGTTCAACTGAATCTTGCGTGCCATCTGGATGTTATTACATCGTGCAATCTCCTTTTCTAGTTCCTTTGTTGGAGTCTTTTCATACGCTTGTTTTGCTACAAGCATTTTCTTTTTAAAGATTGTACGATCTTTATAGATCTTTTCCATCAGTTCTGGAAGAAATCCACGCACATCTTTACGATACATTGCACCGTTAGCACACACTGCATTATCTTTATACATCTCAAAATTTATTTCTTCATTGAGAATCTTATTAACTGTTACTGTAGGATGCCTTTCATCCAAAAGAGTCTCTGGAGAAATATTATATTGCATAATCAAATGAGGATAAAGTGAATTCAAATCAAAACTTACAACATAATCATACTTTCCAGGAATTGGTTCTTTAACATAGGCACCCGCATACTTTGAATCTTTATCAGAACGAACAATGGGAGGAATTACAATGTTTCTCTTTTTGAGATAATTGTAGATAATCGTATCCCACATACGAACTTGTGAAAATACATCGGCATAGTTTGCTTTAGCGTCATATGCCATAACAATTGCAAGTTCAATCAGTTTCATCTTGTCTTCCATACGGTCAACAAGTTCCACGTCAATAATGTTGTATTCTACAAACTTCTGCCATCCGTTGGTGTAGAAGTCTTTGAATGTGTCGAACTCGGAGTGGTCAAGTTTCTTTTGCCCAAGTTCAACGCTTGCAATATAGTCAAGTCGGTAAGATTCTTGCGCTTTATAAGTAAACTTCTTATAAAGGTTAAGATAATCAAGTTGAGTAATACCACCAACATCGTAGGAAATATTTTTGCGTCCAGCAATATAAGTTTCTTTTTCAGTAACAAGACCCCAAGGTGAAAGACGTTTCATTAGTTTTTCACCAAGAACACGATTAATACGACGAACCAAGTATGGCATATCATACAATTCACTATTCCATCCAGTCACAACCTCAGGGGTGTTCTCTTCAACCATCCACCAGTTAATAAAAGAACTTAGAAGTTCGTGCTCAGATTCAAACTCTTTATAAATTACATTTGATTGCTTATTATCGAAAGGTCCTTGACCCCAAGTACGAATCTGTTTAGTAGTATAGTCTTGCACCGTAATAAGCAAGACTTCTTCTGCTGCAGATTCAACATCTGGAAATCCATTTTCTGATTTAACCTCAATATCAATTGTTGAGATTTTAATTTTTGTTGCATCAAACTTAATTTCATCTTCAGGATACTTCTCAGAAATATACTGATAAATGTATCTATCGTTTCCATAGATTTTAAAGTTATCCACTCCATCATACTTTTTGATGAATTCCCTACAGTCCCGCACCAATCCAGGACTAATAGGTTCTACAAATTCTCCTTCCAAAGTTTTATATTTTGTTTTCTTTTTTGAAGGAACAAATAATGTAGGCGAATACTCTTCCCTAAACATTACATGTTTGCCATTATCATATCCACGAACGAGAAAATGATTCCCGATCATTTGAACATTGGTGTAGAATCGCATTATTTAATCAGGTCTTGGTACTTTTCAAGTAGAGTGGGTTTAGGGTCACAAATAGTCAGAATCTTATCAGAGTGGATCATACAAGTATTCTGATTCGTATATTCAACCAACCAAGGCGAAAGTGTCATATCTGCCTGGTTGAGAATAAAAGGTTCTATAAGTTTACAATCAGGTTCTCCAATTTCAGAACCAACTTCATCAATCTCCGATATCAGAATCTGGTTGTTCATCATCACCAAAAGTTTTATCTGCTTCGGCATTGTTCAAAACTCCTTTTTCATACATAATTTTTAATTTTTCTATGGGTTCTACTAATGTAATAACCCAGTCTGCAGAAACGGGAACATCCTGATCTGCTGACAGTGGAATCCAAGGAAACATACCAATTTCAAAAGACCTGTTTCCTTGTAGGTCAGAAAGGTTTTGTTTATTTTCAAGTTTTACAACACACGGTCTTTTGAAAATATACCCAATTACTTTTTCTTCTTCGTCTTGTTTGATAACCATCTCTTGCATATCAGAGATAATATCTTCACCAGATTTCAGAACGGCAAGTTTTACTGTCATAATTTTTTTATACCTCCCATTTAATATACCATAAAAAAGGAGGGGTTGCAACTGGATTTGGCCAGTTACCCCTCCGTCTGCGACGACGATATTCAATTTTATTTATGGAGTTGTTAGAAAGATATCTGCTGTGGGTGGACCATTAGGGTAGTATGCTACCGATGGTCCAACTGCTAAAAAGAGTCATTGCTGTTCCAATTGCAAGAGTAGCGGCTGTGAGATTCATAAGTCGTCCTCCTTGTTTTTACATAACTATCTATATTATACTGTATCACTGCGATACACTTCTGTATCAACCGCAGCAGAAAATAGTCAGGATTTAGAGATAATCCTTTCTCTTATGATGCTCTGGAACAATCTTTTGTAATGTTACTGTCAGTAACCCATCCTCAAATACAACTGATCCAACTTCCGTTTCATCTGAGAGGGTCCAAGATCTGGTGAAAGATCTCTGAGCCACTCCTCTGTGGACATAATCGGTTCCAGTTTCTTTATCCTCTTTCTGTCCTTCGACAAAGAGTTTTCCGTCTTGAGTGTAGACATTGACTTCTGCTTTTTTGAATCCTGCTAATGCGAGTTCTAGTCTCGATTCTGTGCTGCTGACCGTGACTAGATTATATGGAGGATAGTTTGTCGTTGTTTCTTGCAGTCTAAACAGACGATCAAAGTATTCATCCATACCAATACTGTTTCTATTTATACGGTCAAACAGTTGATCCATGTTTGCAGCATGATACTTCATGAGGTTAGTCATTTGTACTTCTCCTTTTAAAGCGAGATTTGATTGTGTGGACCCTTTCGGCATCCACTATTATATAGTAGCACAGAACATAAAAAAGAGGGTGTTGCAACCCTCACCTTTTTATTCGGTTTTACATAAAAGATAAAATACTTTCACTTTTACTATTAATTCTTTCCTCAGTTAATTCAAAATATTCTTTATTCATTTCAATACCAATAAAGTTTCTTCCACACTGCTTTGCAGCAACACCAATAGCACCGCTGCCCATACATGGATCAAGAACAGTATCACCCACATTTGAACTTGCTTCAATCAATCTTTCCATTAATTTAACTGGTTTAGGTGTAGGATGATCTTTGTAGTGTTCAATAGGATTTCTCCACACAGCAGACTTGCAATGTTCATTAAATACAGCACCAGATTTTTTTGCAAATACACAATTTTCGATACTGGATAACCAAATATGCTGACCATTCATAGGAGAAGGGTTGGTCTTCTCCCAAATACAATGACGCACTGACAGTTTATGCTCAATCAAACGATTGCGAATATGAGATACTTGAACTGATCCACAGAAAATGTAAATCCTACCCGAAGTCACACGAACAACTTCATCAATAAAATCGTCAAGTGGAAATGTAATAATATCTGCGTGACTTTTATCAAGGTTGCGAAGTCCACCCCTCTTACGATTCACTTCATCGTAAGGAATATCTGTCAGAGTAACAGAAATACTCCCATCAGCGAGTGACGGGAGCACGTTCATACAATCATCGTTATATAGTTTTACATCACTCATAGTTGAAAATAATTGTGCTTGGACATACTTTAATTAGGCGTTCCCAACTGATAGGAATACTAACCGTAGTATAACGACCGTTCTTGGCATACTTACGATTTCTATCAGGAAAACGACGCTTTTCAAATCCTGCTTTAAGTTCTTTACGCATCACAAGTGCTGCTTTGTTCATACCAGGAATGATATACAG